CTTCCGGAATCTGGTTGCCTATTTGGTTGTGGTAAAATATCTGCCATAAGTATAATTAGCTATTTATATAATAAATCAATGCATAATTGCTATATTATATTAACATTTAACCCTTCCATTCCACAATCTTTACATTCCAATCCTAATGCTCCATCATATGCAAAAACTTTAGGAAGATGTTTATCTTTTGTTAAAATTCCATAACCCGCTTCATTTTCTACTATGACATCAATATAACCAGATTTTTTTGGTATTTGTGGTAAATCAAAACTTAAAAAGTTTTCATTAAACAAATTAAATTCTGGAACTGTTATACCTCTAAAAGCAGGATATTTGTTTTCCATGTTTGGGATAGATGAAAATGGATGAAATAAAGTAATTCCATCAAACATTGATTCGTCGGATGCACTCAAATACACATTTCTAACTTCAAAAAATGATTTTCCGTATATTTCAATAGTTTTAAAATTATTGAATTGATTATATGCTATAACTTTACATGGTTCTATGTCTCTGAGTTGAGGTCTAGCAGAAATGGAAAGATGATCTGTATAATGTTCATCCAGATCTATTAATAAATTTGAATCGCTATTTATTGCGGTGTAATCAGAATTTATTACATATATTTTTTTTACTATTTCGTCTATTTTTTTAAAAAGCCATCCCTTTATAGTAAAATTTGTATCAGCCGCTATTCTAAATGCTTGATTCGGACCCGCATCATTTGGATATTGTAATGAAATATTACCATTCCATAAAACCTCGGTTCTTATTTCATATTGAGTTAAAGAACCATCTAAGTCTGGTGTTTTCCAAGAAATTACAATATATGGATCACAATATGGAGTAAAATTAGATATCAATTGCTCCATATCATTTTGATATTTTGTTATTAATGTCATATTGACACCAATATTAACCGGAATTGGTTGAGGTATATGTTTTACATAATCTACAGATTCATTAATTTTATTATAATTGACATTGAATCCATCATTTTTATTAAAAACTCTATTCTGATCTCTGGAAATAGATGCCATACTAACAGCAATAGCGGGAACCGTAATTCCACCCGGTGCGGGATTTTGCAAAGTATTAAAAACTCTTTGCTTTGGTCCATATACATAGTTTACCTTTATATCATTTGGAGGAGTTACTAAATTTTTGTCATTATCATATCTTTTAATAAAGACATCATTGAAAGCACCAACGAACTGTTCTAAAATCGTTTGAATCTCCCAGTAGTATGTATATTTTTTCACTACTTATATTTACATAATCAAACTATTCTATCTAAAAAATGTTTTGGTAGATTTGACTTCTCGCGCATTATAGTATCTGCAATAATACCATCCAAGATATATGTCATGGAATAATCGTCCTTTGATCTTGTACACCTTCCACACATCTGTATCAACTTGTCTAGCATTTTCATTGTGTATTGTTTTGGGTTTTTATCAAACATCATCTTTATTCTTTTAGAACCTAATGGTAAAAATGGAGATTTTAATATGATTTGAAATCTACCTAAATCACCATCTAAACTAATACCAGTATCTAGTGATGGACTTACTAAAACTGTTGGTTCAGTAGTATTTTTATGATCATCTAGAAGTTTTTCATTGTTAGTAACCAAATCTTTAAATAAAAATCTTTTGTGTTCTTTAATTTTAATTTTTAATTTATCGGCTATTTGATTAGTATGTGTATGTACTAATCCCTTATCATTCTTATGCTTGTCACATATTGCTACAGCAGCATCTAAAACATGGGGTAAATTCTCTTCCATGTTTTTATAGGATAATCTATATTTTCTACTACATAAAATAGGAGATTTTTTAGGATCAAAAGAGGATTCCATTTCAAAATACTCATAATCATTTATACCCAAACTTTTAGCATATTCTTTATGATTACTGATTGTAGCAGACATCATAAGAATTTTATCTGCACCATCAAACATTTCTTTTGCAATAGGTTTTACATCATATGGACAGAATATAACACCTTCCGAATCTCGTTTTTCTGTCAAGAATGAACACTTTTCCCAATTGTCGATTGTTTCTTTCAATGAATTGAAAAGCCTGTTTAATTTAGACATTCTTTGCATTGATTTAAAATAAAGTTTATCCGTTGAACCATTCGGCATATTGGATAATTGATCTTTTACCGCATCTAGTTCTTTTTCAATTTGCAAATATATATCTTGCAACCAAAACAAAGATGTCTTTTGATCATCGGTCAAAAGTTTTTTGAACTTTATATTTTCTGAATATAAAGTTGTATATTGTAAATTTAAACTACACTTTGAAACAAGTTCATCCTCTAAACCATTTGCTTCATCACAAATATAAATTTCCCTTTTCTTTAAAAAAGTCGGTAAATTAAAAAATACTCTATAATTTAAAATAGGACAATGTGAAGATAAAGATTCATTCCTTGCTCTGTAATAAGGACATCTATCGTTATCAAAACATTCTTGTTTTAATTTAGGAGAAAATAAACACGGTGCGTTTTCTGTACTGAAATTACAATCTACTTCACATTGGTAATTATTTTTTCCTTTGATTGTTGGTATATATGGAAAAAGACCTTTATATTGATCTTGTAAAGATTTTGTAATTGTTAAAATAAAAGATCCAGATGATGCAGCATTTAAAAAATTTGATTCATATAAATACTCATTGTTTTTATTCTTTTTATAAATCGCATATGAATTTATTAATCCCTTTAGACTATCATCCATATAAGAAGCGGAATTGCCTACCGTGAGGCCAATATGACTCTTTCCAGAGCCTGTAGGTAAACATCCAATTACTATTTTTTTACCAGTACTAAAGCATTTATCTATTTTTGACAATGCTTCAACTTGTTGCTTTCTAGGTTTAGAATTTTCTGGAAAAAAATCTACTAATTTGTTTTTATGTTCTAAAGTTTTCAAGACTTCTTACTATATCAACATTGACAACTTTACGCAAGCAAGAACATGGAGAAAAAGAATAATTTTGATGATTCCTTCCTGTGTTATATCTACCATAACACTTTTTACAATTTCTAGGAGGATTTTTGATCAATGGTATTTGACCTACATCTAGAAGTTTGATATCACTTTCAAGAACATCATAAATTGTTCCAGAAAATACGCTATATACTGGTGTTGTTTTAATATTGGTTTCCATCTATTAATAGTATTGTATCCCAAAATTTATTTCCTGCAATCTTTTTTGGGTAAAGAGACAGATACATTTCTATATCGGGTGAATATTTTGCAAGAGTTTTTATTCTATAATCAAAAAATACTAAGTTGTCATCTTCATGAATTTCCACATCATAGGGAATAGGTATTTCTATTTTTTCTTTATCTTTTTTTGATGTTTTCATAATGAAAACCAAAAAAAAGTTTTTTTGATAAAACAGTATAAGTTTACCTTTTTTAAAGGATTTTTTTCCTATATCCATTGTTATTTCTTTTTGTAAAAGAAGTTTACATGCATTTTCTAATTTTGATCCATGTATTGTCATTTTTTTATTTGTCCATGAATGCTTTCTTTTGCATAGCAGTCATTTTACCTAAGACTAAATCGAAGTATCTCCAAAATTCGGTCTGTTCTTTTGTTGTACCCATTTTAAACATTTTTATTAATTCGCAACTATTGGCTGGTATTGCTCTCCAATCTTGCATAAAAATATCCCAAACTACAACAAGACCCTTAGATTCCGCATTATACGAAGGACTTGATTTTGGTGGTTTAAAATTTAAAATTTGTTTTCCAAGTTCAGAGTTTAATACTTGAAAATTTAAAGTGCATAACATTCTTCTGGTAGATGGTATACGAAGTTTGTTTCTTCTAACAAACTTTAATTCCAAAATACCAGTTTGGCACAATTTTTTTAAACCTACTACGCTAAGAGCCATATCATTTAGCTATGGGAGAACACACACCAAATATTCTAGATTCATTTAAAAATACAATGTTCTTTAAACCATTTAAATTTGTTACTTGAATACCTTTATCATTAGGAAAAATGATATGATCGCCTTCTTTTACGGTTTGGCATTTAGGACCAGCTAATAAAACCTTGGCAACTCTCCATGCAAAATGAACAGTATTAATCGGAACCCAAATACTTCCTCGTTTAACTTCAGTACCATCTTCATTCACATCTACATATTGACACATCAAAATATCGTCTAATACTTTATCCAAATTCCAATCAATAAGTTCTAATGAACTTCCTTTGTATAAATCCAATTGTACTTTTCCACCAATTACGTCTTCTTGTTCGGGTCTTGTTATCATAAAATTAATTAGTAGGTGTTTTTAAATCTTCAAGTGCTTTTTTTAAAAAAAGAATTTCTCTACTCGATAATTCCATATTTTCAGATATTTGAATTATTTCATTGTCTATATCGTCATCTATAGCGGATGTTTCCTTTTTAATATAGTCTATTTTCTTGGTACATTTAGGTAAAACTATTCTATAGAAATCTACAAAAGGAAAATCTGAAATCTTAAACATCCATCTGTTTGTTGTAGCATTTATTATATTAACAGTGTCAGAATCCACCATAGACAACCATCTATTAAAAATAAAATGATAAACATTAAAATTAGATGGTTTATATTTTGAATTTTTCAAAACCCAATTTATAACCCCGAAAAGATTAGTTTTGTCTTCTCTTTTTTTCATTATTAATAAAGTTGTTTAAATTTATTTGCGCTTTCTTGCCATTCTGGTGTATTCATAGAATCGCCTAAACCAAAATGTGTTACCTTTATTGGATACACTCCCATTTTTAATTTATTGGAATTTGCTCTTAAACAAAAAGATATATCATAATGATGAAAATTAAAATTTTCATCAAATCTAGTATTTGTATCCAATAATCTATTAACATTAACTCCTATAAACAAACCATCTAAAATCAAAGCACGGGAATCCGTATCACCAAAAGTACTCGTCCATACCTTTTTATCTTTTGAGTGGGAAACTTCTCCAACCCAATCATTTCTATCCGACATTAAATGCCATGCTGACATAGGAGAACCCAAGTTACACTTTTTAGATCCTGCTAAACCAACTATGTCATATTTTTCAAAAGCTAACTTTATTTTTTCTTCAAAAAATAAATCTTCTATCAATACATCATCGTGTATAAAAATAACATATTTGTCTCTATTTTCTTCTGTTATAAAAGAATTATATATTTTAGGCAACCCTTCCTTGTTTTCGGTTATTGCTGTACATTTGTTCGATATTCCTATTTTATCTAAAGACAGACGTAATTGTGAATTTTTTTTGAAATCTTCTAAATTATATTGTGTTGCGGTTACAATTTTATATTGGTTGTTTATTTTGTTCATTTGAAAAGTAAATATATAAGATAAATAATTCTAATGAATAATTTGAGAAAGTCAAAAAAGAAAAACATGAAAACAAAAAAAGCGCACTCTGAAGTAAAAAGAATTTTAAATTCTAATATACAAAGATTAGATTTAAAAGAAAGTTCAGATATACCTTTTATTAAAAATTTTTTATATTCTTTAATTAAAGAACAAGAAGATATTGTTCCAGAACAAGACCCAAAAAATCCAAAAACTCCCAATGATTTTACACCGGAACAAAATCAAAAAGATCTAGAAAGTTCATTAGATCCTAATACAGATCCTTCTCAATTTGATGTCGAGGGAGTAGCACCAGAACTAACAGTTCAAAATATCGAAAAGGTTTTAGAATGGTCTAAAAAACTTGATGAATTTGCAATGTTTTTAAATAGTCCACAGGAAGATTCTTTACATAAAATACTTGCTGATAATGATAGAGCAGGTAGTTTGCTTAGAGGTGTTACCAGAAAAGCATCGGATTCCATAACCAGAATTACTGGTGAAATTGAAAAACTAAAAGCAGTATTGGATACATATATTAACACTGCACCTAAGAAATTACGCGATACTGAACAGTTAAAAATGGGAAGTTAAAAAATACTATTAAGTATTATTTGATAATCGATTTCGTCCAAGTTTTCCTTAACTGCCAAATCATTAAAATCTTTAAATTTCATATCGGGAGTCCACATAAAAACATGTTCTCCCTTTTCTATTAATTCGTTAGTTTTTTCTTTTGCTGTATTATCAAAAGAAGGATTGTCCAATACCCATATTTTTTTGTGAAATGGATATTCATTAAGTTGTTTTCTTTGTAGTTGGTTCAAGGTTAAACCAGCAGCACTTACTGAATTTTTTACAAACATTGAATCTATTGGACCTTCAAATATAAAAATGTATTCTAATGATACATCTATATTATCGATTCCAAATAATGATTTTTCATATCCAACTTTTCCTAAATACTTTGGATTAGAACCATCTAATGATCTTGTTTGATAAAAAATAACTTTATTAAATCTATCATAAAATGGTATACATAACCTATTTTTGTGATAAATGTCAGTAAAGCTAATATATAAGCTTTTGGATCTATTTACAGCAGTATCAAGTTTTCTGTTTTTACAGTATTCTACAGCAGTATTAAATATTTTATTTTTAGAATAAAATTTATTTTGAATAGAATCAAAAATATTTATAGAGTCATATGGCAAAGAAGGTAATTCTCTTTTCTTTGAAACAAATGGTGTTGTTTTTTTAAAAACATCTATAGAAGTATTGTTTTCTTTTATTTCACAGAAAATTTCTTCTGGTGAAGAATTTGAAACTTCACATATCCATTTCAAGGCATTCCAAGACCTAGAACAATTAAAACAATAGAATGTATTGGATGTTGGATAATAATATAATCTTTTTTTACTACCCCAACTACTTCCTTCTCTACAGATAGGACAACTTGCATTGTAAACATTGTCGTATCTTTTATGCTCAGGATCTCCGGAGTATGCGTAAAACTTATTTAAGATATAAGTTTCTGGTATTTTCATAAAACCAGAATACTAGTTTTTAAAAATATGTCAATTAAATTTGTTCTCTAGGTTATCGAAAACCGAATCATCGAAACTAAAGTCTTCAGAGTTTTCTTGTTCACCAGTTTCTTGTTCTGATGTTTCTTCGTTTGAATTTTCATCTTCGGAAGATTCATTCTCTGTAGAATCTTCATCATCTTTCTCTTCAAATGGAGAGAAAGATTTTCTTTCTTTTATAAAGAATTTTATAAATTCGTTAGCATTGAATTCGACTGGACTTTTCTTATCAAAATTATGCTTTAAGTTGTTTTCTATTATAGATTTAATTTTAGAAATGGTAAAACGATTTTCTTCATTATCTTGTTTTAAAAATTCTAAGATTTTTGAATATATAGGTTTACTTAAATTATCATCGGACATTTTTTCGATATAATTTTCAATATCATCAAAATCCAATGAGA